TTTTAGTGGAATGTCAACCAATTAAGCGTTTTCTAGAGTGAAATAATTATATCTAAAGGTGGCTGTGGCCTCTGGATAAACAATATCAGTTTGTCTGACGTCTAAAGAAACTGACGATAAAGCAATTGGGAAGCAGTCAGTAAAAACAAATTTTTTGTTAGCGTTTTTATGGCTATTATTAATAATCATTGTAATATCTGAAACGATACCTTCTTTTGATGCTTTTAAATTTTTGAATTGATCTGTTCTTTCAGGATAACTCGTACCTTTCATCCAATCTAAGATTTCAGAATAATTATTCATTTGCTCGTCAATCACAAATCCTAAATCAAATTCAGTATAAGTTAATCTATCTGGGGTTTGATATAGTGTTTGCATTGGATTAGATATAGGCACAGGGTTTGTAATCAAAGATGGAATAAGAGCCCTTTGAACAAAAAATTCAATGTTTGGCATCCGAGCAATCGTTACTTCGAATGATATAGGAGAAAAGTAGTTTGTAACTGGCATATTGTTTCCTGTTGACATTTTGAAAAATTGTATTAGTATTTATAAATAGCCAGCAACAACCGAAAGGTATACATATGCAAGAGGACTATCGATGTTATCAGTTCGACGATCCTTGCGATGACTGTACACATTGGATTGGTAAAATTTAATGGTTGACAGATAGATAGAATCAGTATAGTATAAAATAGATTCTAAAGTATGGAGTAAAATTTGACCGAACAATTTAAGATACTTACGGCTCGCCAACACGTTCGTGAGCGAATTGGAATGTACATGGGTTCTTCCGCGCTCGAGCCGGTTGAACGTTTTGTTATGGGAAAATGGGGTATAGTGAAGTCAGTTCCAGCTTTGTCAAAAATGATTGACGAAATTTTGGACAACGCTATTGACGAAGCAATTCGTACAAATTTTCAGTATGCAAATAAAATTGATGTTTCTATTAAATTAGATAATTCAATTACAGTCACAGACAATGGTCGTGGTATTCCACACGAGGAAGTTTATGACGAGACCACAGACTCAAAAATAGCCCGAGCAACAGCTGCTTGGACTCGCGTAAATGCTGGTACAAGCTTTGACGATAACCGAGTTACTATTGGTACAAATGGGGTTGGCTCCGCTGCTACTAATTTCTTATCATCAAAGTTTATTGGTAAAACATGGTCTAATGGAAAAATGCTAACCGTTACATGTGCAAACGGAGCAGAGACTATTAAAGAAAAATATAGTGATAAAGTAGGTAATGGTACTGAGGTTTCATTCACTCCAGATTTTGGACTGTTTGAATGTAACAGCCTCGATGAACACGATACCATTGCTTTAGTTGAGGATCGCCTTATAAGTTTACAAATGGCTTTCCCAGAAATCACTTTCTCGTTTAACAAAAAGAAAATTAAGGTAAATAACCTTAAAAAGTATTCTGAGATGTTTACTGACGAAGCAATCCTTGAAAAACAAGACAACTTGTCGTTCTTTATTGGAACATCCGAGGATGGCTTCCGTTCTAACTCATTTGTAAATGGTGTTAATACCCGCCAGGGTGGATCTTATGTAGATTTTATTATTAATACAATTGCAGATGAACTTATGCTTATGATTAAGCGTAAACATAAAATTGAAGTTGTCAGATCTACTATTAAAAATGGATTGACATTCGTAATGTTTGCTCGAAACTTTATCAATCCAAAGTTTGACAGCCAAACAAAGGAACGTTTAACCAATTCTACAGCTAACGTTCGCGAACATGCAATTGCTGCTGGAATTAAAGATGCAAATTATTTTGCTAAGAAAATTCTAAACACTCCTTCAATTATTGATCCAATTATTGAAGCTCAGTTAGCTAAGAAAATTGCAGCCGACAAACGAGCCGCCACTTTGGCTCAAAAAGGTTTGAGAAAAGTTAAAGTAGCAAAGCACATTGCAGCTAATAAACCAAACGCAACTCTTAAGATTGTCGAAGGTGACTCTGCTATGGGGTTTTTGCTTAAGGTTCGTGATCCTGATTTAGTTGGTGCATATCCACTTCGAGGTGTTATTATGAATACTTGGGATATGAAACCTGCTGAAGTTCTTAAAAATAAAGAACTATCAGAGCTCGTCGCCGTTCTAGGGCTTGACATTAATAACCCTAATAGTATCGACAATATGACATATGAACATATTGCTACATTAACAGATGCTGACCATGATGGCATTGGTCATATTAGCCCATTGCTGATTGCATTCTTTTACAAGTTTTGGCCTCGATTACTTACAGAGAAACGAGTTAAAATCACACGCACACCTATTATGATTTCAACCAAAGGCTCAGATGTTAAATGGTTCTATACCTATGAAGAAGCCAATGAGTTTAAAACAAAAGACTCTGGTTGGAAACATCGGTATATTAAAGGTCTTGGCAGCTTGACTGAAGAAGAATATGATAAGATTATTAATAATCCCAAGTATGACACTGTAACTGTTGACGATGCAGACATTTTCCAAATGATGTTTGGCAAAGAAAGTCAATTGCGAAAGGATTATATGTTTGCTTAGGTGGTACGATTATCTTGTAGTTGCACTTTTTTCATGGATGGGAGTGTTTCATCTATTGACATTTAACATTATTGGTATTATGATGCAAATATGGTTATGGCTTGAATACGAAGAAATGAGGGAAAAAATTGAACATTCTTGAATTTACAAAAGCGGAAAACGAGTACCCAATCTCACAAGTAGCTAAAAACGAATGGCTTTCGTTTGCAATGTACACTGTTGAGTCTCGTGCCATTCCAAATATGATTGATGGATTAAAACCAGTTCAACGGTTCTATCTCTACTCATCTCTTTTAAACTCTAAGCGAGATTTTAAAAAGGTATCAGCAGTCGCCGGTATTATTTCCGATTATGGATATAACCACGGTGAAGCTTCTGCGGCGGGTGCAGGGCAGCTGATGGCGGCCTCTTGGAATAATAATGTTTGTTTGGTAGAAGGGCGGGGTTCATTTGGAACTCGGCTCGTCCAAGAGGCCGGCGCCGCTCGCTATGTTTATACTCGAGTTCATGAGAATTTTAATAAGTACATTAAAGATCTAGAGTTGTCACCTGTTCATGCGGATCCTGAGCACGAGCCACCTGCATTTTATCTTCCAGTCATTCCTCTCGTATTGGCAAATGGAACCAAAGGTATTGCAACCGGATTTGCTACAAACATTCTTCCACGATCTGCTCAAGACATTACCGACGCCTGTAAAGAGTATATCCAATATGGAAATATTGGTAAACGACTTCCGATTACTTTTCCAGAATTTAATGGGACTGTTGAGTATGATCCTATTGAAAACAAACATGTTGTCTATGGCACATATGAAAAGAAAAGTAAAACTGTTCTAACAATCACAGAAGTTCCATACGGATTTGATCGCGAGTCATACGTTAAAATTCTTGACAAGCTTGAAGAAGAAAATGAAATTGTTTCATATGAGGATCTTTGTGATAAAACAGGTTTTAAGTTTGAGATTAAACTAAAGCAATCTGGTTCGTCATCTTGGACAAATGAAAAGATTATTCGTAAATTCAAATTGAGTAAGCCTTTAAATGAGAACCTTACGGTTATTGACTTCGAAGGTAAGCTCCGCGAATATGATGATGAACGTGAACTGATTAAAGATTTCTGTAAATATAGAACAGAAATACTTCAAAAGCGCATTGACCTTCGAAGAAAAGAAGAGGAAGAGCTTGGGCGTTGGTTAACTGTTAAAATGGAATTTATTCAAGCAGTTCTTGATAATAAAATTGAGTTTAAAGATAAAAAGAAAAATGATGTGGCTGAACAGATTTATAAGTGCACATCAGCACAACGCAATCTTGATGACGTAGAACGTTGCCTTCGTATTAACATTATGAGTCTTACACAAGAAATGGTTAAGGCTCTTGAAAAAGAGATTAAAGAGGCAGAAAAAGAATTAAATTATTGGAAGAAAACCAATACAACGAAGCAGTTTATGAAGGATTTAGAAGAACTCAATGCATAGATATATTCAAAGAGTAACAACCGCAAGTTCTATTTTAATTAATGTAATTTTTGGCGGACGAAGTAACCAAACATTTTCTGCAACTCAGTATCAACGAAGAAAAGATGGTAAAGCAAATGTTGTTTGGTTTATAGATAAATTTTTCTGGTGGGAAACAGATCATTGCTTAGGTGCTTGGGTTAAATGGAAAATTATTCATACCGCTATTAGGCACTACGATCAACTCGGCGATCACTTTTTTGATATACAAGTAAAACAATATTATGAAATGGTAGATAATGATTTTGACGATAAACGGATTGGACCAAAGTCTTACGAAGACGTTTACAAAATTCTGTCTAGGCAAACTGAACATCAATCCTAATATTATTGAGATTGAAGGTCAGCCTTACCTAGACGATAGAAGAAATGGTGCATGTATTGATATGGACATAGGCCATTACTTAATTTTAGTCAAAACAGCTAATAGAAACATTACGGAAATTTATACAACAATTGCCCACGAATTAGTTCATGTCAAACAGTACATGTATGATAACCTAGGACATTTATTAGATCAACACAAACCGCCATATGACGAACGATGGTGGGAAAAAGAAGCAAATCTTAAAGCTCAAGAGTTAATTTTAAGTTTTGTGAAAAAACATGGTTGACATTTACATAGAATCAGTATAGATTGATTATATCAAATGGAAACAAGGAATCAGTTATGAAAAACTTACTTATCGACTTCGCATCAACATCTATGTCGGCTGCTGTAGTTCTTGGCATAATAGCCCTTAGTATACACGGTATTATATAATGGAGCAAGATATGAAATTTGATATCATTGAATGGTGCGTTGATAACTTTAACAAAGAAGAGCTCCAGTGGATGAGTGAAACGGCTGAACAGATTTTGGTTGATAAGTATTGGAAAGACAATCTTCCAGAGTCTGACTTTTCCCTTCAGAGTGATGGTTTCTCAGAACCATTCGAATATAACAACGGTTGTTCTAGTGTTCAACCAGATTTCATCTTACAAGGATAATAAATATGTTTGAATTTATCACACCAGAATTAATTGCAGCACTAGGTATCGCTTTTTGCGGTGGTACCATTGGTTATATTATTGGATATAATCATGGCTCAAAAGATGCTAGTGCAGCTTGGAAAGCAGCATATGTAAAGGATACTCAACGATGAAACCCGTACTTTTTGTAGCCGCATTGGCTGCAGCAACTCCAGCTTTTGCTAATGAAAAGCCTACAGATATTAAAGTCTTTGACCATACCAAAACAATTGTTCAGCAAACTCCAGTTCTTGAGACTATGTGCAATAACGTAAAAGTTCCAATTTACGAAACCGTTCAAAGTCAAGGAAACGCAGCTGAAGGTGCACTACTTGGAATGATCCTTGGTGGTATTGCAGGTAAGGCAATTACCGGAAAAGATGATGGCGCCGCCGTTGGTGCTATTATGGGTGGTGTAGTTGGTGCAGATAAAGGCGGACAACCCAAGACGTCTCAGCGCATTACTGGATACGAATGGGTTACTAAATGCGAAGATGTAACCACATATCAAAATAAACAAGTAGAGGTCTACAGCCATTCTACTATTCGTTTTTATATTGATGGTAAGCGCTACGTATTAAATTTCCAAAAATGATGAACACATACTATCCATTTGCTGTCCCATTTTTTATAACCTCTATAGAAAATTGGCCTGAAAAGAAAAATGAATTTCTTAGTTTGCCCGACTGGGATGACAAAGAATGTATGAATAGTCGCCAATGGACTGACTTTGATAAGTATAAAAATTCTGATCCGCCGTACAGAGATAAATTTCTAGAGCTTATTAGTAAAAGTGTAATGGAATTAGGACAAAGTCTTGGAGTTCCAGCTGTTGGGGTTGGACCTATCTGGGCTCAGAGATATTGGAGAGGACATTATATGAATCCGCATACGCACGGTCCTCGCGGATACTCTGCTATCTTGTATGCCGAACTAAATGATGACCATCCATGCACTGAATTTTTAAGCCCTTTTAAAGACTTTTATGGTGGTAATGATTTGGTTTATAATCCAGAAGTAAAAGAAGGTGACGTCATATTTTTCCCTAGTAGTCTATATCATCATGCGCCACCTCATGACTCTGATAACCATAGAACAATCTTTTCATTTAACATGATGATTAAACAATGATAGAAATTATTTTATACAACTTAGTTTTCTGGACTATTTACTATCAGATTTGTAAAATACCAGAACGTCTTTTTGAATATGCCATAGAGCATAG